GGTGGGGGGCGAAGAGGTGCGGGTCGCCTCGGTCGCCTTCCGGATCACCGTGCGGGGGGCGGCGGTTGGGTCGCCGCAGCGGCCCCGGCCCGAACAGCGGTTTCGCGATGGGGCCCGGGTGTTCGTGATCGTGGCGGTGACCGAGCGCGATCCGTCGGGGGCGTTTCTGACCTGTTTCGCGCGTGAGGAGGAACCGGCATGAGCTATGCGGCGGCGGCGGCGCTTCAGGCGGCGGTGTATGGGCGGTTGACCGGGTTTGCGGGTTTGACCGGAGTGGCGGTGCTGGATGCAGCCCCGCCGGGGGTTGGCCCGGAAACCTTTGTGCTGATCGGACCCGAGGTGGTGAACGATCGGTCGGATAAAACCGGCGCTGGCGCGGACCATCTGTTTTCGGTGGCGGTGATCAGCAAGGCCAGCGGATTTCGCACGGCCAAGGGGGTCGCTGGGGCGGTGTCGGAGGCGCTGGTGGGGGCGGCGCTGACGCTGACCACGGGGCGACTGGTGTATCTGGCTTTCGTGCAGGCCCGCGCCCGCAGGCTGGGCGACGGCGACGTGCGGCGGATCGACATGACGTTTCGGGCGCGGGTCGAGATTTGACTTTATCGAACCTTCTTGGCTGCTGATCCGAACTGTTCGGCAGCTTGATTGACAAAAACGGAGAGCGGATATGGCTGTGCAAAGCGGCAAGGATTTGCTGATCAAGGTCGACATGATCGGTGACGGATCGTTTGAAACGGTTGCGGGCCTGCGCGCCACGCGGATCAGTTTCAACGCGGAAACGGTCGATGTGACCAGCCTGGAAAGCACCGGCGGCTGGCGCGAGTTGCTGGCGGGGGCGGGGGTCAAGTCGGCCTCGATCGCAGGCTCGGGCGTGTTCCGCGACGCCAACACCGATGAACGGGCGCGGCAGATCTTCTTTGACGCCGAGATGCCGGAGTTCCAGGTGATCGTGCCGAATTTCGGGGTGGTGGAGGGGCCGTTCCAGATCACCTCGATCGAATATGCGGGCAGCCACAACGGCGAGGCGACCTACGAGATGTCGCTGGCATCGGCGGGCGCGCTGACCTTTACGGCGCTGTGATGGCGAACCCTTGGGCGGGGGAGGTGGCGATCTGGCTGGATGGCCAGCGCCACGTGGCCAAGCTGACCCTTGGGGCGCTGGCGGAACTGGAGGCGGCGCTGGAGGTGGGCACGCTGATGGAGCTGATCCAGCGGTTCGAGGGGCAGCGGTTTTCGACGCGGGACGTGCTGGCGCTGATCGTGGCGGGGCTGCGGGGCGGCGGCTGGCAGGGGACGGCAGCCGATCTGCGCACGGTTGAAATCGATGGCGGGCCGATGGCGGCGGCGCGGGCGGCGGCGGAGTTGCTGGCGCGGGCGTTCGCGGTGCCGGAGTGACGCTGGACTGGCCGGGGCTGATGCGGGCGGGGCTGCAGGGGCTGGGGCTGGAGCCTGCGGTGTTCTGGCGACTGACTCCGGTTGAATTGAAACTCATGCTGGGGGCGGACCGGATCGCCCCCGCGCTGACCCGGGCGCGGCTGGACGAATTGGCGGCGGCGTTTCCGGACATCACGAAAGGGCGGGACGATGGCGGAGATCGAGGATCTGCAGGACCAGATCGCGGCACTGGAGACCACGCTGGCCGGGGCGGCCAGCATGGCGGCGGCGTTTGACGGCGAGTTGGCGCGAATGCGCGACAGCCTGGTGTTCACCGGGCGCGAGGTGAATGCGCTGTCGTCGGGGTTTTCGGGCGGGCTGCGGCGGGCGTTCGACGGGGTGGTGTTCGACGGGCTGAAGCTGTCGGATGCGCTGCGCGGGCTGGCCAGTTCGCTGGCTGATACGGTGTTCAACGTGGCGTTTCGACCGGTGCAGAACGCGCTTGGGGGCGCGCTGGCGCAGGGGGTGAACGGGCTTTTCAGCGCGCTGCTGCCGTTCGAGAAGGGCGGGTCCTTTGCCCAAGGCCGGGTGATGCCCTTTGCCAAGGGCGGTGTCGTCAGTCAGCCGACCGCCTTTCCGATGCGGGGTGGGGCCGGGTTGATGGGCGAAGCGGGGCCGGAGGCGATCCTGCCGTTGGCCCGCGGGGCGGACGGGCGGCTGGGGGTTCAGGCCGGTGGTGCGCGGGCGGTGACGGTGGTGATGAACATCACGACGCCGGATGTGGCCGGGTTCCAACGCAGCCAAGCCCAGGTTGCGGCACAGGCGATGCGGGCGCTTAGCCGCGGTCAGCGCAACAGATAGGGGCGGGTCGATGAGCTTTCACGAGATACGGTTTCCGGTGAACCTGAGCTTCGGGTCGCTGGGGGGGCCGGAGCGGCGCACGGATGTGGTCACGCTGGCCAACGGGTTCGAGGAGCGCAACACGCCCTGGGCCCATTCGCGCAGGCGGTATGATGCGGGGCTGGGGCTGCGCAGTCTGGACGACGTCGATCTGCTGATCGCGTTCTTCGAGGCGCGGCGCGGGCAGTTGCACGGGTTCCGCTGGAAGGACTGGTCGGATTACCGGTCGTGCAAGCCGTCGCAGCAGGTTTCGCCGTTCGATCAGACGATTGGGCGCGGCGATGGGGTGACACTGACGTTTGCCTTGGTGAAAACCTATCGGTCGGGCGAGCAGACCTATGAACGGCCGGTGGTGAAGCCGGTTGCGGGAACGGTGCAGGTGGCGCTGGCCGGGGACCCCAAGGTTGCAACGGTGGAGTTCGAGGCAGATACGGCGACCGGATTGATTACCTTCGCCAGCCCGCCCGACATCGGCGTGCTGATCACGGCGGGGTTCGAGTTCGATGTGCCGGTTCGGTTCGACACGGATCGGCTGCAAACCTCGGTCGGGGCGTTTCAGGCGGGCGAAGTGCCGAATGTGCCGGTGATCGAGGTGCGGCTGTGAGCCTTTCTGATCATCTGGCGACCGGGGTGACCACGGTCTGTCGCGCCTGGTCGGTGCGGCGGCGGGATGGGGTGGTTTACGGCTTTACCGACCACGACCGCGACCTGAGCTTTGACGGGTTGGTGTTCCGGGCCAGTTCGGGGATGACGGCCCGGGTGTTGCAGCAGACCACCGGGCTTTCGGTCGACAATTCCGAGGCGATCGGGGCGCTGTCGGATGCGGCGGTGACCGAGGCCGATCTACTGGCCGGGCGGTTCGATGGCGCACAGGTGCAGTCGTGGCTGGTCAACTGGGCGGATGTCGCGGAGCGGGTCATGCAGTTTCGCGGCAGTTTCGGCGAGATCACCCGGGTGGCCGGGCAGTTTCGCGCCGAGTTGCGGGGCCAGACCGACGCGCTGAACCAGCCTCAGGGGCGGGTTTATCACCGGGCCTGTTCGGCCATTCTGGGGGATGCGGCCTGCGGATTTGATCTGGGACAGCCGGGGTTTGCGGCCGATGTCGCCCTGACCGGGGCGGCAGGCACGGTGCTGCGGCTGACCGGATTGGCCGAGTTCCCGACCGGCTGGTTCCGGCGCGGGCGGCTGGTGGTGCAAAGCGGGGCGGCGGCGGGCGGGGTCGCAGTGATCAAATCCGACACACGCGAGGACGCGGGGCGGGTGATCGAGCTGTGGGCCGGTCTGTCGGTCGATCTGGCGGCGGGCGATCTGGTGCGGCTGGAGGCCGGATGCGACTTGACCGCCGCCACCTGTCGGGACAAGTTTGCCAACTTTCTGAACTTTCGCGGCTTTCCGCATATTCCGGGGGATGATTGGCTGGGCTCTTATCCGGTGCCGTCACAGCCCAACGACGGCGGGAGCCTGCGCGGATGACCCAAGGGGCGCGGGTGGTTGCGGCGTCGCGCGGTTGGATCGGCACGCCCTATGTGCATCAGGCCTCTGCCAAGGGGGCGGGGGCCGATTGTCTGGGTCTGCTGCGCGGGGTCTGGCGCGAGGTTCTGGGCCGGGAGCCGGAGCCGGTGCCGCCTTACACGCCGGACTGGTCCGAGCCGTCGGGCCGCGAGGATCTGCTGGCGGCTGCGGGGCGGTGGCTGGTGTCCCGGCCGTTGCAAGGTGCTGCACCCGGCGATGTGCTGCTGTTTCGGATGCGGGCGGGATCGGTGGCCAAACATCTGGGCATTGCGGGGCGCGTCGGCCCCTGTCCGACCTTTATCCACGCCTATACCGGGCACGGCGTGATCGAGACCGCCCTTTCCGCACCCTGGGCGCGCCGCATCGTCGCGCGTTTCGCCTTTCCCACAGGAGAATGACCGATGGCCACGATACTGCTTTCAGCGGCCGGTGCCGGTCTGGGCGCCGGGTTCGGCGGCACTGTTCTTGGGCTGTCGGGGGCGGTGATCGGGCGGGCCGTCGGCGCGACGGTCGGCCGGGTGATCGACCAGCGGGTGCTGGGGGCCGGGTCCGAGCCGGTTGAAACCGGGCGGGTCGAGCGTTTCCGACTGATGGGGGCCAGCGAGGGCGGCGCGATTCCCCGGGTCTGGGGGCGGATGCGGGTGGCCGGGCAGGTGATCTGGGCCACCCGGTTTCAGGAACGGTCCACGCGATCCGGGGGGGGCAAGGGTGCCCCCCGCCCGCAATCCACCAGTTTCTCCTATTCGGTCTCGTTGGGCATCGCGCTGTGTGAAGGCGAGATCACCCGGGTCGGCCGCATCTGGGCCGATGGCGTCGAGATCGGCCCCGGCAGCCTCGATCTGCGGGTGTATCCGGGGAGCGCGACCCAATTGCCCGATCCCAAGATCGAGGCGGTCGAAGGGCCGGGTCTGGCACCTTCGTATCGGGGGGTGGCCTATGTCGTGATCGAAGACCTCGATCTGTCGGCCTATGGCAACCGGGTGCCGCAGTTTTCGTTCGAGGTCGTGCGTCGCGCGAAAGGGGAGGCGGCGAGCGCCGAACTCGACCTGCACGACTGCGTCCGCGCGGTCTGTCTGATCCCGGGCACGGGGGAATATTCCTATGCAACGACGCCGGTGCACTACAGCGACGGGCCTGGGATCAACCGGTCGGCCAATGTCAATTCGATCGCCGGAGTGACGGACTTTTCAGCCTCGCTGACCCAGTTGCGCGAAGAACTGCCGCGGGTCGGCTCGGCGTCGCTGGTTGTCAGTTGGTTTGGCAGCGATCTGCGCTGTGCGACCTGTGCGGTGCAGCCGAAAGTCGAGCAGATTGCCCAAGATGGCGTCGGGATGCCGTGGCGCGCGGGCGGCATCGCCCGGAGTGCGGCGGCTGTGGTGCCGACCCTGCAGGGGCAATCGGTCTATGGCGGCACCCCTGCGGATGCGTCGGTGATCGAGGCGATCCGGGCCTTGCGCGAGGCGGGGCAAGAGGTCATGTTCTATCCGTTCCTGCTGATGGACCAGCTTGCGGGCAATGCGTTGCCGGACCCCTGGACCGGCGCGGCAGGCCAGCCCGCCTTGCCCTGGCGCGGGCGGATCACGCTCAGCGTGGCTCCGGGGCAGGTCGGCAGCCCGGATCGGACCGCCGCCGCCGCCGCAGAGGTTGCCGCGTTTTTCGGTGCGGCAGGGGTCGCGGATTTCGCGGTGTCGGGCGAGACGGTGACCTATACCGGGCCGGACAGTTGGGGATATCGGCGGTTCATCCTGCACTATGCGCATCTGTGCCTCGCCGCAGGCGGGGTTGACGCGTTCTGCATCGGGTCCGAACTGCGGGGCCTGACGCAAATCCGGGGGGCGGCGGACAGCTTTCCAACGGTGCAGGCCCTTGTGCAGCTTGCAGCCGACGTCCGGTCGATCCTCGGGGCGGGCACCCAGATCAGCTATGCCGCCGACTGGTCGGAATACTTCGGCTATCAGACCGGAAACCATGTCTATTTCCACCTAGACCCGCTGTGGGCCGATCCGAACATCGACTTTGTCGGGATCGACAACTATCCCCCGATCGCCGATTGGCGCGACGGCGAGGCCCATGCCGACGCGGCCTGGGGGTCGATCCATGACGTTGATTATCTGAAGGCCAACATCGCGGGGGGCGAAGGGTTCGACTGGTTCTACGCCTCGCCCGAGGGCGAAGCCGCGCAGTTGCGCAGCCCGATTGTCGACGGGGCTTACGGCGAGCCGTGGGTGTATCGGGTCAAGGACCTGAAAAGCTGGTGGCAATTGCCGCATTTCGACCGGATCGACGGGGTGCGGGCAAACGCGCCCACGGCCTGGGTGCCGCAGTCCAAACCCCTTCGCTTTACCGAATATGGCTGCGCCGCGATCGACAAGGGCGCCAATCAGCCCAATCGGTTTCTGGACCCGAAATCCGCCGAATCCGGCCTGCCGCGCGCGTCGAACGGTCGGCGGGATGACCTCATGCAGGTTCAGTATCTGCGCGCCATGACGGAATTCTGGTCCGAACCCGCGAACAACCCGGTGTCCGACCTCACCGGTGCGGCGATGCTCGATCTGGCGAGAAGTCATGTCTGGGCGTGGGACGTCCGACCCTTTCCGGCATTTCCGAACCTTGCGACCCTGTGGCAGGACGCTGACAACTATGCGCACGGGCACTGGCTGAATGGGCGGGCGGCATCGCAGCCTCTGGCGCGCGTTCTCGCCGACCTGTGCGACCGCGTTGACGAAGTGGATGTGACCGAGGCTTACGGTCTGGTTGCGGGGTATTCGGTCGGCGAGGTCGGATCGGCAAGGTCAACCCTGCAGGCCTTGATGCTGGCGCACGGGATCGAGGCGGTCGAGCGGGAGGGTGTGCTGCGGTTTCGGCGGCGGCTGGCGCTGCATCCGCTGACGTTGGACCTCGGCCGGTTGGCGATT